CGCCGCCTCAAGTCGCGTTTCGTGATTCGCCAGCACCAGGTCTTGCTCATCGTTTTTCTGCTGAGCGTCATATGCCCCCTGACCAGCTTCGTTCGCTTCCCGGCGACCATACCCAAATCGGCGCCTTGCTGAACGACATACAGCCGGTAAGGCTGTGAGAAATGGGCGGTAGCAGCGTTGCGTCGATTCGCGTCATCTGAACCGTGACGGGTTTTTTGAGATTGTCGTCTGCCACTATTCAATCCTCACCGAGCAGTCGCTCAGGGTTACCGGTGAGCGGGTGATCACGCGCACTTTAAAGCCGATGTTCTTCCGCACCCGCCCCATTCGGCGCCACAGCACGCGTTTGTCGTAGGCAAACGGAGCATTGGCGCCGATCATCTGCTCCCGGCCGTAGTTCGAGCCGTCGGCAGTCGAGGAGATAAACAGCCGCTCCGCGTACTGCGAGACTCCTGTCGCCGCTTCGAGCTCGAAGTCGAATACGCGAGCATTGTTGGCTTTGAACATGGGAGTGAACAGCAGGTGCTCAGTCTGCTTGTCGTACTGCGCCGAGGAATCGAACTGCAGAGCGCCGACAACCGGCTCCAGCTTGTCGCCGGCGGTGATCTGGTTACCCTCGAACACGTAGTCGATCGCGCGATGCACATCGTCGAACAGCCCTGTTTTGAGGATGCACCACTGCGCGCCGTTTTGGCTGGCGGCCGCGTCGTAGCACAACACGTGCCGAGGCAAGTGGACGATAAGCAGTTCGTGACCGTCAAAGCGAACAGTTTCAAGCACGCCGGTTGCCAGTTCTTCAGCCGTATAGCCGCGCAGCACTTTCTCCACAGTGGCTGTCGCGATCGTCGTAGGCTGCCCGCTGTTGATAAGGTAAATCGACGGCGCCCCCGTTGACTGGTGGCTGATAAACGCGAAAGAATCTGCAAACTCGGTTTTGCAATGCGTGCCTGCGATCCCCTTCTGCACCATTAGCGACGGCTGCGCGACGTAGATCGCAGATGCAGTGTCAGTGGCGCCTGTCAGCGAGAAATATTCAATTGTGCTGCTGCCGAACATCACGACGAAATCGCGCCATATGCCGCAGCCGAGAATGCCGTCGGGTTGGTTCTCGGCGCTGTAGAACGGGCGGAACCGGTCTGGGTGAGATTCGTCCTCGAGATCTGTAACGCCGAATGTTTGCGTCCCGTCTTTCACCCAAACGTAGCGACCGCGTGCGCGGCAAATATCGCGTACGCTGCCGATATCATATTGGGCGTAAGTTACGTCGCCGATTTGCGCGGGCCAATTCTGCAGGGTCTTGTTCGTCCCGTCATAGCGGTACAGCGTCATCGTTCCGTTGGCGGCCACCGCCTGGCTGGTTGCGCTGTGGGCCATGCTGACGCGCGCACTGCCGGAGACGTTGCCGCGTTCACCAGCGCCTTTATACAGCTTGCCGCCCGCAACGCGATACACGATATTTTCAGCCTTATTGAACTGCACCCCACGAGAAGTGCCCGCCACATCTGCCTTTTTCGCCACCCCAGGGAATGAGCGAAGATAACCGGCGGAGTTCAGCACTTCTTTCGGCGTCGCCAGCATATTGACCGGCAGCAGGTCGACATAATCCGCATTGCGGTAGTCTTTACCGAGCCCTTAGCCAGTGGAAGAGTCGGCATCGTCGTCTCCTTTGCGGTGGAAATAGTGGTGGCCGTTGTAGGTCGGGATCCGGTTACCGGAGCCGATAGGCATCCGGTTCGGATAGCCGGCTTCGCGATAGGCTTTTTTCGCGCGCTTCAGCGCAGAGGACTTAACCAGCAACTCTTTGCCATAGCGCGCTGTAGTCACTACTTTGGCCAGCGGCTCGATCTCGTAATCGGGTGCGATACGCAGCGCCAGGTTGTGATACACCGCGCTGAGATGCGCCGTTTTCAGTCCGTGGTCATCGCCATCCATCGCCGGTTCGCCGTCGGCAGCAAACTGATAGCCGATATCGATACCCACCGCCGGAGCCTCGCGCCACTCGGCCATCATCATTTCGAGGTCATTCACGCCATCTTCAACAGATTGCGGTTCGACGTCGGTCAGGGTGGCGTTGGAGGCGATGCCGATTTTCGCAGCGCGGCGAGCACCAGATCGCCTTTTGTGGTCAGGTTCATGGTCACCGCCTACCAATGATTAAACGAATTCGTCTGCGTTTTCAGACGGGGTTTTGCCTTTGCGCTGCTTCTTAACCGGCTCTGGCTCTGGCTCTGGCTCTGGCTCTGGCTCTGGCTCTGGCTCTGGCTCTGGCTCTGGCTCAAACAGTTTTGACGGGTGATCCAGCCAGCCTTCAGCCAGGTGGGATTCCAGTTCGTCGGTATCAATCACTTTTACGTGGGCTTTCAAACCCCACACCAGCGTGTCGCCGCCGCGTTTGTAGATCATCTGGGACATGGTTAATCCTCAACAAAGAAAAAAGGGGCCTAAGCCCCTTTTCAGTTGGTTACGCGGTCTGGTTGGCCAGGCCGACGCCGATCGCCTCCGGGCGTACCGCACACGCGGCATACCACAGCGCGATGCGGCACTTGCCAGTCAGGGTTGAGATATCACCCTGCGTCGCGAAGATGCCGTTAATGCCGACACCCGGGATGGCGAACGACTGGGTTTTCATGCCCGCAAACAGTTCGTGGTTAGCCGGGATCGGTTGCGATACAAGACGGATAGAATCATCCGCCCAGAACACGTTCGTTTCCGCAGTTTTCACGTTCAGAACATTCACAGCCATGGTGTTGGCTAGCGAGGTGTTTACGTTCGCATAGGCGCGCTCTTCGGGGGTCAACGCGGTATCATCCAGCGCGATTGGCTTAGGTGCGATTGTCACGTTGGCACCGTTCACTGCAACCACGGTGAAAGTGGCGTCGTGAGTCAGCACGTTTTTAGCCATCTGCGACAGATACTTCACGCCAGCAAAGCTGATCTTGTCGCCGCGCTTCAAGCCAGTTCCTGCGTTCAAAGTAACGGTAGCTACGCGGTTATCGACGTTTTCCTTGTTGCCGTCGGCATCCCGGCGCCACGCTTCTGGTTTGAACTTTTGCGCTCCGGATACGGTCAACCCGGTCGCCGTAGACGCCGCCAAGGTTGGCAGTTTAGGAGAGCGCAACACGTCATCGAAACCAGCTACTTGCCGCTGAATGCTTCCATTTTTATAGGCATCTTCAGGGATGCGGCCGAAAATATCACGGTTGATCAGGTCATGACCCGCGCGCTTATAGTCACCGGGGTTGAAGAAGTAAGACAGACCGGCATCGCGATTGAGTTCGCGAGCAAACATGATCTCTTCTGCATCCGCGACGAAATCCCAACCACTACCGGTGGCGGTGCCGATCGGCTGCGGGTTAGTGACAACCAACGAGCCCATATCAACCGCCTGCTGCGCAACCGCCTTTTCGACGTTGTTTGCCAGTTTTTGGCTGACGCCTGGATGCGGCGGCGATAAGAGCGTTCATCACTCAGATCGTCGGCGCGCAGTTGGAAAAGTCGTTGTCCGGGTCGCCCATATTGCACTTCACGGACAATTCCAGTACGCCAGTGGCTTTGTCGGTCAGGTCCCAGCCGCTTTGGGTAGGTGCTTCCTGCTCAACTGGCAGCCAGAAGGTGTTGCCGGAGCGCTGCATAGATGGCGCCGCGGGGGCGTATTTGTTGGTTTTCTGCGCCATCGGCGTCATGTTTTCCACGGTCTTGATTACTTCGTCCACCGCGTAGGTGATCATTTGGCCTTCGTTCAAAGACATTATTGGATTCCTTCAAGTTGCTGTTTCAGCTTGCGATAAGTGTCTACGTCGCCTTTGCTGGCGGCGGCGTCGATCTGTTTTGCAACGCAGCGCGATTCGCGGCGGCGGCCTGGCCATGCACAGGCTCGTCAACCGCGGGGGCGCCGGAGATTTGCTTACCGCGTGGTTTGAGAGTTAAACGATCTGACAGGCGAGTCAGCTCGATAATGGCCTGCGTTTGCGGCAGGCTCAGGATGTCGCGCGCCTTCTCTGGGTTCGCGCCCAGGTGGTAGAAAATCGCTGCGGATTTTTCAGGGAACAACGCCATGATCTCCGCATCGATGCCAGGTGCGAGCATCGAGCGGAAAGCGTCTTCTTTCGCCTGATAATCCGGCAGGTTGAGTTTTTCGGCCGCGTCGTAGTGTTTACGGGCTGCATCCACATAAACGGCTGACTGCTGCGTAAACGCCTGAGTTTTCTTGCCCTGTTCGGCTACGGCGTTGCTGCGAGCATCCTGCGCTTTCATCAGCCACTCGGTATTAGCGGCGTTGAAAGCAGCCAGCGCTCGGCTCTGGTCGTAGTCGTACTTGGCAAGGCCGTCGTCGGACAGATATTGGTTGATATCCGGCTGCGCCGGCAGCTCAGGCGCCACGCGCAGGTTATCCGGCAGTTCGCCACGGCTCACCGCTTCCATCTGCTGCTCAAGCTCTCGCTGACGCTTGCGCTCGATGCGTTTAGCGGCGAAATGGGCGTTTGTCGCCGGATCCTGCTTAGGTTTGGTCTCATCGTCGTTCAGGACAATATCGAAGCCGCTCTCCTGGCCTTCGCTGCCGTTGGCATTGTCGATCAGCTGGCCTTCAACAGGTGCCGCCTGCTGAATGCTGGACAGGGTTTGGCCTTCAGTTGCCTGAATTTCGGTGGTATCGGTCATGATTTAATCTCTCGCTATTGAGGAATCTCGGCTGCTCCGCCGGAGGGTTGATTTGCTTGCCGCAATAGATTGGTTAAATCCATGCGGCGGGAATGGAGGTGGCCTTGCCCTTTGAGGACAAGCTCAGCGTCAGCGCGGGCACTGTCGCCCTGCTTCGTCTGGAAGTCGCCGAGCAGTTTCAGCGCGGCGATCACATCGTTTTTCTTGGTGCTGTCGGCGGAAGCAAGGATCTCAACCACACGAGCGGCCGAGACCTGCGCATCGGTCTGTGCTTTGAACGCATCGACCTGGATTTTCGCCTGGTCGTTCTGCGCTCTCTGCAGGTCTGCCTGCCCCTGCAGCAGCACACCCTGCGCCTGCACCATTGCGGCGTCCGGCTGGCCTTGTTGCTGTTGAGCCCGCATCACTGCCTGCTGTTCCTCTTCCGTCTCTGGCTGTTTCAGTCCCATCAGCACCAACTGCTTATTGGCATACTCGCGCATGATCTCGACGCCCTTACCATCCAGCAGCGTGAAGTACTGCAGGAGCAGCATCTGAAACTCAGGCGTGCCCTGCGGGACTTTGCCAAGCAGGTCGAGGATTTCCGCCCTATTCTGCGATTTCATGCTCTGGAACGACGGCCCGGTGTCGGTGTAGGTTTCATACCGGCCGCGGATGTCGTTCAGCGTGACCACCTCACCGGTCTGGTAGTCCACAACTTGCGTCAGCAGCTGCACGTCCTTTTCACTGCCGTCCGGGAGCGTCATCAGCACCGTGCGCGGCACGTCGTAGAGGTCATTGACCATCGCGGCGTAAACCTCACCGTCGCGGCGCATCGCCGTCGCGAGGTTGTCCTGGAACACGTAGGTTTCCAGGTCGGCGCGCATGTTCAGCTGGTTGACCGTGTCAAAGGCCACGTTACCGCCGGCAGCCTCAGTGTCGACGCCGAGCGTCGCGACCTCTTTCACTGCATTGGTCGCCGCCTCGAGCATGTAGGCGTTAGCCTGCGGCACCTCCGGGTTGTCCATGTAGCCGAGAGGCTGCGGCGGAATATCGCCGCCGTTCTCGTCGGTGCGGTTCAGCAGGTAGTACGGGAAATCATCCTGCCCGCTGTACATGTACTCGTACCCGGCGATCTGCTCCGGCCAGAAGAATGGCTTTTTCTTCGGTGTCCGCGCGACAATGTCGGCGTTGAACGACATGATCATGTTGCGCAGCCGCTGGCCGTCTTTTGTCAGCCGGACGACGCCCTCGTAGACCTCTTTGTCGCCAGCAAACCCCCACTCCCCGTAAACAGGGATGATCGGCAGATGTTCACCGGCGATCAGCTCGCGGTCTTTCAAAATGCACGAGGAGGTGATCACGGTTTTGTATACGCGGCGACGCTTCACTTTGCGTTCTGCAATTTTCCGCAGGCCGCGCTCGGCGAGGTCGTCAATCACATTCGCGATGTCGCGCTTGAAGTAACTCACCGGCTCGCCTGTCAGCGGATCCTGATAGATGAACGCGACTTCCTTCTTTTCCTCAACCTCGTAATACTCGCCTACGTAAACCACATCCTTGGTCAGCCACGGGAAAAGCCATGTCTGGTCAGGGTTCTGGAAGTCGGGAATATCGTCGGGGTCGAAACCGTTCTCCTCGGCGTAGCTATTCCAGCCGTCCATGCTCATGGCGTTGATAACCGTCACGTGCTTGGCGTCGCTCTTATCCATCTGCTTGGCGTTGCTGTCCCAGATGACGTGCGAGGACGCCTCGTGGATCGGCAGCCGCCGGATAATCTGGTTATTGCTGGTCGGGTCCTGATCTTCGTAATCGGTGACCAGGCGCCAGGCGCCGACACCCGCCTCGATCTGTTCGCGAACGGCCACGTTAACGGCAATTTTTGCCGTGTTGTGGCGCATGTCGGTACGGTACATGCCCATCAGCACGTCGGCCGCGTTCGGGTCGGCGTTGTCTTTCGGGCGGTAAAGCACATCGATCGGGTTCTGGCGCATTTCTGCAACCAGCTTGCGCACTACCGGGCGGACAACGTCGAATTGCCCGCGGTATTGCAGCGTTGTGTATTGGCTCAGCCAGTCATCCCACTGCGACACTCGCGAAAAATACAGGTCGTTGGTCGCTTCGGTTCTGGCTTCGTCGCTTGACATCCAATCCCGATCGAAGATCGTCAGGATGGTTTGCAGCCTGTCCTGCTGCTTGTCGTTGTCAGCCATCATCTACCTCGTGGGACGTTGGATCGGCCGAATTGGCGCTGGGATTTTTTCTCTTTGGGTGTTCTGATATCGCGCATCATCCGCGCGAATCGACGCATCATGTAGGCGTAGCGCACGGCGTCAATGACGTCATCGTTTGTCTTCGAGATCTTGCCGTTCTCGTCCCTGTGGTAGAGCCGGAATTCTTCGAAGAAAGGCTCGCAGGTGTTGAACACCCGGAAGCGGCCTTCCAGCATGAGATCTCGAAGTTCAGTAAGGCCAGATTCGACAGAGTTGCCGCCCTCAGCGAAGGTTGCGTGTTCCTTCAGCATCAGGAAGCCCGCGTCGGCATACTGCGTTTTAAGCTGAGCCCCGCCGCCTTTTTCGTGCTGATGCCCGTCGTGCGGCCACGCCACAGGAATGCGTGCTGACCACGATTTAACGGCGCTCCAGGCTTCCGTCGCCGTCTTCTCGCTTTTCTTCCACACGCGCGCCAGATAGAACACGTCTTCGTCTTTGTCCCACCATAGCTGCACGTGCGCCTGCGGGTGATCCCAGCCAAAGTCCTGCCCGTTGATGACGTAGAAATGCCCGGGGCATTCAAACGGCTGGCCCTTGATGGTCTCTTCAGGGATCTGGAATATTCGCCCGCTGCCCATCGTCGGAATGCCCTTGGCACGCGCTTCACGCTCGTGCTCCGGGTACGATTCGATGATCCGCTCCCGCTCGGCGTCGGTGTAGTGCTCGGCGTCGTGAATGGTCATTGTGACCACTTTCTGCGCCTTACTCGGGTTCTTGATGAATTTCTCAACAACCTGCGACATGCCCATCAACGGGGTGAATGTCAGCAGCGAGAACTGTCCGTATTTGTTGGTACGGGTCAGGCCTTCGGAGTAAATCGCATACGGCGGCTCTTCATCGAACCAGACGCCGTGCACCGTGTCACCCTGCCAGCGCTGCCGCCCTTGGGAGTACGGTTTGAAGTAGCAGATGGACATGCCGTCTTCGACGCCATTCGGCGCGTGGTGGCGCACCAGCAGGTGATCGACCAGGTTCGGGTAGAACGGCGATTTCTTCCAGCTGATGATGTCTTCTTTCGGGAGCAGACCGTAGCCTGGCTCGTCGTTCTCTTCAATGCGCCCGCAGAGAATGCGCTGGGTGGTTTTGGTGACGGTTTCGTTGGTCTCGCCACCTACCCAGAACACCACCGGCTCGTTGAACCGGCGGCCTTGCCAACTGCCATCGTAGGCGCCGTCGGCGGGATAACCTTCAGTGCCTGGGTAACGCCCTGTAAGGTGAAATGACACCTCGGCGCCACCGGTGAAGGATTTACCCAGCTGGTTGCCGGCCATGAAGCAGCGCTCGGTGTAGTCGCCGCCCGCGTCCAAAACTCGCGCTGCTTAGCGTACGGGCTGTACTCGTAAAGCAGATGCGTGCGGCGATACTCGTCTTCCTCTTCCAACAATGCGAGCAGTTCGGCCTGCTCCTCGTCGGTCAGGTCGTCGATGTCAATCGCTGCGTCTACCACGGCTTAGCAACTCCTTAATGCGCGACCGGCGCACCTCGCGATTAGCCGGCGGGGTGACGTCTTCAGTCTCGATCTTGTCTTTGAAGGCCTGCACGCTGATGTGTTTGCCAATCAGCTCAAGGTTTTTCACCTTGTCAGGCCATTTGATTTTCTTCAGGAAACCGACCATTTCACGGTCTTCACCGCGGCCCTCGAACATTTCGGCCAGGTCGAAGCCGCTGAGATAGCGGCGCCAGGCCGCAGGCCAGTCCACGATCGGCTTGATGCTGCCGTCATTGTTGAAGATGTCCGCCGCGTCCATCTGGTCGATCTCCACCAGGCGCAGCAGCACGTAATTGGCATCGATGCCCAGCTGCGAAATGCGTTCGCGCTTCAGCTCGTCGATGCGTGCGAGGACTTCTGGCTCTTTCAGCAGGCGCGGGCCGATGTTGCAGGCCGAACGGGCGCTATACCCTGCCCGCTCAGCCGCCGGTGCCGCCTTCAGATCGATGATGTATTCGCGGCAAAAAAGCTCTTTTTTGTCCTTGAGTCTTCCTGCCATGATTTATTCCTGTCTCGCTCGGCGCGAAAAATTACGCGCCCGCGGTGGTTGCAATGGAGATATTGCCTGTACCGTCGAAAGTCGCAGAGCCGGTGACGGCACCCGTCAGAGTGATCGTGCGCGCCGTTGCCAGTTTGGTGGCTGCGGCTGCCGTGCCGTTGCCCGCTAACGCGGTGCTGGCAGTGGTGCCCAGCGCCAGGCTAGACGTGCCGGCGCCGATAGCGGTGCGCGCTGCAGCTGCGTTGACTGCGGTCAGTACCTGACGGCCGACAGCTGTCGCATCGGTGATATCTGCTGACGTGACATCGCCGCCGCCGCCGCCGCCGCCCGGTGTGTACTGCGCTTCGAAAGCGGTTGCGGACATGAACACCAATTGGCCGGTTGCGTCCTGCACCAAATAGCCGCCGACAACGGGTTTCCAGTCGCGCATAAAGCTATCGGTAACGGTAACCGCGGGGTAGCCGCCCTCTGGTGTGATAACGCCGTAGCCGTTGTCCTGCTGACGGATAGCGCTGATTTTCACAGCGTTAACCTGGGTGTTGTTACCCGTAAAATCGGCCATTTGTTGCTCATGCATCACCTCACTGGAAAAGCGGCAAAGCGTCTTTCACGCCCTTGATCGCCTTAATCGTACGGGTCAACGGAGTTTGCTCCGCCTGTGCCAGCGCATACTGGCGGTTGAACAGCTCCAGCTTTAGGGAGTCATCGGCGATGTAGTCGATCGCCTCCTGCGCCGCGGCGGTGTCGTTCTGCACCAGCGACAGGATGCTGAGGCGCAGCTTTTGCTGGTCGGTAAGTTCTGCCATTGGTGAGTCCTCGTGATTGGCGGGTTGTCATTATCGAAGCCCCTCGGCGAAGGGCTTCTGTAATGCGCTTAGCAATCCATTGGTTGCAGCGAACTACCGCACTGCACCGGACTGCGATAGCGCCACGTTGCCAGCGTCGCACCTCGTTCGCCCATCAAATAGGCCACATCACCGCCCGCACTCGTAAGCCCTTCGCCAAGCGTCACCGTGTTACTCAGGTTGTCGTAGCCCTGAAAGGTGATCGTGTTGCTTGCCTGGTGGAAGATTGGATCCTGTGCAGCGTGGATAACTTCGTTGCCATTGGCGGTAATAATTTTCAAAGTGAACATGGTTTTCTTCTCCTGGGTCTTCTGGTGATTTAGCGTTTGTTTCAGGTGATAACGGATGCCTGCCCCCGCTACCGCAGGCGATTAATGGGTTCAAGTCGCTTACGCTCCTCTTCCCGCATAAACACCTCCTGTCAGATCAGTATTCCTGCTCACTGGCGTTATTAACGCCGTCCAGCAGTTGGTTAACGATGTAGGCTGAACGGCTTAAGCCACCGAGCAGCGCATGGTAGTTGCCGAGCACATGGCGCCCCTGCACTACCGAACCGTCGTCAGTAATGGCGACCAGCACCAGCGTGCGCAGCGTTTCGGTGTCGATCTTATCCAGAACATCGAGCAGGATGCGCCGGATCTTCTCCTTGTCATGCTCGATAGCCGGGTCTGTCTCGCCTGGCTTAATCAGGTTCAGCTTGGTTACGTTGTCCATGCATCCTCACTTCGCCAGGCACACGTTGCGGATGTAATCCTGCAGGCCAGCTATTTGGCTGCGGGCGGTTTCGATTCGCTCTCGGAGACGGAAATAATCCCGCTCAGCGGCGTCAGTAAGTCGGGGGCCGGTTGCATTAGCCACGCCGGCGGCGCCGGTGGTTGGGCACGTGGCGGCGAGCTGCAGCCGGAGATTGCCAGCGTCAACAGCGCGCTGCAGAACATCGATTTGATTCTTGGCATCGTTCAGTTCCTGGGTGCGGTGCTCGTCGATTGCGGCCACCGCACGCTGTGTGCCGTTCTGCCAGTCGAGCTGGCCAGACAGCTGGCTGTTGGCCGTTTGCAATTTGTCGCGTTCGTGGCGCAGCGCCTGATTGCTATACGCGAAATATGCAAGCAGGCAGAGCACCACGGCCGCGATAGCGGCCTGCCAATGCGGTAACGGCCATGTCATCCGAGCACCGCAATAGCATGGCTGTAGAGCGCTGTGCGCTGGTCGAGAGCATGCAACGCCGGGTTAATGCGCCGGGTGGCTTCGCGGACATCGGCCGCCACCTGGTTGATATTGCGCGTTTGCCAGTACCAGGCCGCCGAGCGCGCGGCGTTCACATCGACCATCAGCAGATCGGGATTGCCGACCAGGTCTAGGCCCAGCGCTTTGCCGCAGGCTTTGTGGTTGTCGAGGAAGGTGATCTGGATCAGGCCGTGGCCGCGGAACTTCCAGCCGTCGCCAGGCAGCTTGTTGCCGTAGCGCCCCTGGTAAACCAGATTGGCGATCGCCTCCTGGCGCGCTGGGTGGTCTGCTGTGCGGCCGAGCATCGCCGCCTGGTCACGGCTGATGCGGTTACCGAACGTTGTCAGCAGCGCCGCCGGCGTGTAGTTGAACGACTCAGCCAGCCGGGTGAAGCCCTGCGACTCGTGGCCGGTCTGGGCGATGAACATCGCCTGCTGCACCGGTGTTGTGATGCCGAACTCAGCCATAGCGGCGGTGATCGGCTTGAACCAGCGCGCGGCCAGTTCAGCGCTGATGCCAGCCGCCTGTTGGAATTGGTCTTGTGTCATGGTGATTACACCTGCGGTTTGCTGTTGTCGTCGCTAACGCCGAAGCGCTGGTTCAGCACGCGGATCAGAACGCCTCGCACCTTCTCAACGCCGATGAAGCCAATAGCGCCACCCAGGGCGATAGTCGCCGCCGGCGGTAAGCCGATAAGCCCCATGCATGACGCCGCTGTCAAAGTCAGCGCGCCGCAGAGCGCGCCTTCAAGCAGCATCTGACGCCAGCCGCCGCCGGTATAGGCAACGCGCAGAATGGTGATCGTGATCGACATAAGCACACCCCCGATAGGCGTTTCTCCGCGCCACCAGGACTGCAGCAGCTCGATCCAGTCGGGCCAGCTGTGAGGGTTGTTCATTTTCATGCCCCTCCCCCTGCCGGCACGCGGCCAGCTCGGCGGGTTCCAGAAACGAAAAAGCCCTGGCGGGTAGCCAGGGCTGTGAATGGGTTGGTGGCAAGCAACGGAATCGAACCGTCAAGCGTGAGCCCCAATTTGCACACGCCACGCCTTGTGAACCTGCCAATATTTTCAATGCGGAGCGCCATCCACCAAGGTAACCCGACACCAACCCCTACGTTGCTTCGGGACACGAAGTTATTCGGATGGCGCTCGGCATTGAAAATTATCGATTTCGGGGTCTATTTAACATAATGAACCTTACGCGCACCGCCGTTACAGCACTCACCGCGCGATCGTGGCGAGCTGCGTGTTTTGTACAATCTTCTGGGCGATACGGCGGAAAACGGACTGCATAAATCATGCATAAAACAGGGTGCATTTTGCATAGCCAATTTTATGGCTGAAACGGCTATTTTGAGAGGTTTTCTGTTTTTGGGGCACAACGGAAAGAGCACTCGACCTGAGACGGCTTATCGTCTCCCTTTTCCCTTGCGGGTGGCGCTTAGCCTACGGCCCGGCCGAGTGCCCTTACCTGTTGCACCGCGTAGAAACGACAAGGCCCCGCCGAAGCGAGGCCGTGTTTCACGAGGTCGGTGTGCATATACAACTCTTGCACGTTATCTGTATAGCATAGTTTTCTGTGTACACAAAGAAAATCTTATTCGCACACTTCCGGATCCATGTCCAACGGAATGCAGAACGTTGCCAGGCACCCTTCCAGAAACGCCTCAGTCGAATACAGCGAGCGCCGCACCGCGTTGAGGTCCATATTTAGCGCCTCCGCTATCTGGCGCAGCGGCAGCCCGCCGATGTAGCGCAGGCCCAGGATCAGCACGTCTTCCCTGTCGCGCAGCTTCTTGAAGCGACTGACGCAGCCGTCGATCATCAGCCCGTCGTCATCGCTGCACGATTTTCCGCCACCTGCCATCGGAAGACGCGCTGGCGTGACGGACATCGCCGGCCAATCTACCGACGTGCATTTTTCTTCGCTGATTGCCCAGCGGCCCCACCGCTCTAGAACTTCTTGCATATTTCTGCGCATTCGTTGTGACCTCATCAAACTTAATCTTTTTTGCAACTTCGGCCGCCGCGCTGTGCCGGTTGTTTGTGGCAACGCACCGCGAACCGCTATTTGTTCGTTGTAACTTGCTAAAAATTACAAGTTCACCGCTGCAACCACCTGAAACCACCTGCAACCACCCTTTTCGATCCTTTTCCCTGAAACGACTTATATATATAAATGGGGTTTTAATAGGAAGGTGGTTGCAGTGGTTGCAGTGGTTGCAAAGCCCGCTAGCCTTGAGCCAGCGCCTGCAACCACCTTCGCTTTATGGTGGTTGCAGGTGGTTGCTAGAGCGCCCAGACCTTGCACCCTTTCCCGTCTACACGCCGATAAACCCGTTTGTAGCCGCAATTTTGCAAAACATTACTTATTCGCATTTCTTCACGTTTCCCGATGCTGCGCGGGTCCAGTCCGATGGCGTCACGCAAAACGTCAGCAGCGCGTAAAAATTCGCGTGTTCGTGGTACTTCGTCGGTCAGGCTGTCGGGAGCATCGAGCCAGTTCTCGACGATTTCGAGCCACGCGTCCTTTATCGTGTGCTGCTCGTGTTCACCAGCCGCCAGCACCTCTGCGTCGTGGAACTGGACGCCTCCGAGGCGTTTAAACGTCTCCCGCGCCTCCGCCCAAAGTTGCAGGACGTCGGTTTTAAGCTGCTCGACCAGCACCCTACCGACGCGCAGCGGCAGCCACCGGCGGTTCCCGGTGTCGTCCGCGAGGAACTCGTCCTGGTTGGTGGTGCCGATGAACACCAGCCGGCGCGGGAACTGCGTGGCGAACTCACGGTATTTGGGGATCCAGTTCTCGTGCGTGCGGGTGATGAAGGCTTTGATGGATTCCAGTTCTTTGGTGTGCAGGCCGCGCAGCTCGCCAATCTCCGCCACCAGGCGCCCGCGCATCTTGCGCGCTAGGTCGTCGTCTTTCTCGGCGAACGAGATTTCTGTGAAGAACGACGGATCCGGCGACAGCGCCGCCACGCCGGTGGACTTCCCGCAGCCCTGCGGACCGACAAGGATCGGCACCATGTCCGCCTTACAGCCGGGCGCTAGTACACGGCCGGCGAGCGCCGTCCACGTATAGAGCGACACCGCGCGGCAGTATGCCGATGGTTCAACGCCGAAATAGTGCTGGAAGAAACTGCCGATGCGCGGCACGCCGTCCCATTTGAGCGACTCGAGCCAGGTCATGGCGCTGTCGAACGGCTGTTCGTCGGCCGCCAGCATGACAACGTCGCGGATCAGCTCCTTGCCCACCGCTTCGAAGCTGCGGCGCTCCAGGGTGATGCGCAGGCGCGAATAGTCGGCGTCGGCGAATGGCTGCCACTGGTCGCTGTTCTCGGGCGCGAACATGATTTCGTCTCGGAACTGGTCAAAGCGGATCTGCACGCCGCAGAAGTCCGGGCGCATCACCGCCTTGGCGGCGTTGTCGATGGTGGCCTTGATCTGCCCCGTCTTCTCGTTGCGAATGAACGCCGGCAGCGGCGGCTTTTCCGTCGGCGCAACGGGTATCACGTCGAAGTCGTTGTCGCGGATGCCGATCGCGTTGAGGAAGTCGCCGTCGTTGCGGTGCGCACAGCTGGCGTGCAGGCAGCGGAAATGTCCCTGCTCAAATCCGCCGGTGCCCGCAGGGAAATACGCGGTAGCGGTGTTGTCGGCGCTCTCGGTGCTGTGGCCGTCCTCGAAGGGGCAGCGAATATAACGCTCGCTGCCGGCACCCCAGTCGAGTGTCCAGTCGTTCGCATCGAGATAGTCGGCCGTCTCGTCAGTGGCGCCAGCGTCGCGCGCGCTGCGGTCGCGCAGGCGCCCTTCCTTCTCGACGACGGTCTCGCCAACGCCGAACACGGTCTCCAGCATGCACCATACGGCCTCGAAGTCTTCGGCGCCCAGCAGGGGGATCTCGTCTGGCAGGCCGCCGTCCCACTCATAGCGTGCGCCGCTCGGGTGCGTGCCCAGCGCAACGAACTGCTGTCCGGTGGCCAGGAATTCGATGTTGCCGGCTTCGGTGCGCAGGATGCGTTTCGACATCTGGCCTTCGAGCTGGAACGCCAGCAGGAATTTCGGGCTGTTGGCGCGCATGCGTTTGGGCAGCGGGCCGATCATGGTGGCGACCGCGCTGAGAATGTCGTCGGCGACAACCGGATCGGACACGTCCACATCCAGCGCGCGAACGGTGCGCGTCTGCAGCAGGATGCCGTAGTCGGGTTGCTTCGCCCAGCGGCCGACGTCGTCATCGGTGCTGGTGCGCGCGGTCCAGTCCTTCAGGCCGGCAACCATGCCCTGCCCGTTGTAATGGCTCGGCGTTTTGCCGGTGGTCTTGAGTTTGCTTGTCGGCGAGATCGGCGCATCAGGGCGCGACACAACCGGCAGCAGATCGGGGGTCAGCCCCAGCACGAACGAAAAGTGGAACCAATCATCCGGCGCAGCGCCCCATATTTGTTGTTTTGGCATGGGTTACGCCTTGTTTGCGATCGACTGGGCTTCAACTTTTTCGTGCAAATCACGTAGGGCCTGAGCGACAGATACGCGCGGGTCGGCCAGCTTGCCAGTCAAAATGCGACTGATGGACGCTTGGCTAATACCTGTTTCGCGGCGGATGTCGATCTGCGTCATCCCTGAAGCAATCAGGGACTTCACGATCTCTTTTGATGTTAGTTGCTGCATGGTGATGTCCTCACTGCATATGAATTCAGTTATGGATTTAACTCTAATTCAGTTTTGAATTCAATGCCAGTGTAGAATATTCAATATAGAATAAACCGCCTTAACTTAAATAACTGAAAAGGTATAGGCATGCACCACACAACAGATCGGATCATTGCGAACATCAACCACCTGATGCAAAAGCACAGTGTCGCCACCGTAGCAGACTGGCAAAGCTGATCCGCGTTCCGCAGCCAACGTTCCACCGTCTTATGGCTGGCGAAAACCAGGACCCGAAATACACGCTGCTAAAACGCGTGGCCGACTACTTCAAAATCACCGTCTCCGATCTCGTGGAGAAAGATCTGCGCAACGCGTCAACAGGCAATGTCACAGGGGAAGCAGAAGAAGTATCCTTTACTCGAGTCCCTGTTATGGGCAGTGCTCAGCTGGGCAGCGAAGGTCACTGGGTTGGCCTCGATAATGGCGACGGCTTCGTTAACTGGCCATCACGCGATCCGGAAGCATTCGCACTGCGCTGCAAAGGCGACTCCATGAAGCCCCGCATTAAGGATGGCGAATACGTGGTTGTCGAGCCTAACCACGGCTATTTGCCGGGTGATGAAGTGCTGTTGGTCACCCGCGATGAGCAGGTCATGATCAAAACCTTCCTCTACCAACGTGACGGCGCAGTGCTTGTCATGTCTGTAAATGAAGAACACCCTCCCCTCAGATTCCCAGTCAGTGACGTCGTTCGCATCCAGTACGTCGCCGGGATAGCAAAGCCCTCATTACACGGAACGTATTGAATTTTAAAAGGCTAGCGATGCCGCCCGCTTGAGGCGGTAATTTTTTACATGTTCAAATTCATTTTTGAATTGACGAGGTATTCATGTTCGGTTATAAATTCATTAATGAATTCGAAGCGGAATTCAAAACTGATAGTCGAACGGCGCGACTTTAAACCATGCGTCGGAACCGCGGCGGGGCAAGGAGCCGGCAATGCGGGGCAAAGTGAACTTATAAAGCGCCCTGCGGGGCGCTTCATTAAGACCACTGAGGAGCAAAACGATGATTTACGAAGTAGTCGAAAACGGGCCGGACGCCACTGACTATGTGGTCGCCACATTTCAAGACGCGCCGCGTAAAACTTACGACTCGTTCTACCGGGCGGCAGAAGACCGAGCGAAAACGGAAGCCAATAGGCTAACTGAAGAACACGCATATCTCGGCTACGGGTATACCGTCCGCCAGCGTGCCGAATAAGGACAACCGCGCCCTACGGGGCGAAGGTTGTTTTTGGGATGCTGGGGCGGGGAACTAACCCGCCGGGAGTAACGGAGCGCCCTCAACGCGAAAGCGTGGAATAGACGGAGGGCCGCGGGCAATAAGGCTGCCTGAACGCGCGACGTTGCCGCTGGGCAAAACCCCGACATGCCGGTTATATCGTCGGGGCTGAATCTCCCCCTGCCGCCTCAGCATCACCAAAACCAACCCGATACAGGACCACCACACCATGAAATCCCTACATTTCATCCATTCAGGTGTTAGCGGCTGCGCTGAAGTGTCTGGCGCCACCGTGTTTGTGCGCTACGCCGGCGCTGGTTTCCACCTGTCGGCCGCCAAAGACGGCCTGCTGCCGAAAACAATCCACTCGTGAGGTTATGCAATGCAGATAACGGTTAAAGCCGCCCACTTCTTAGCGGCGTTCAAAACTATGGCGACGAAGGATGTTCGATATTACCTGAATGGCATGTTCTTCGATGCGAAAGATAAAAAGCTGATTGCAACGGACGACCACCGGATGTTCGTGGGTGAGCACTCCGGTGTACAAGACAGCGTGATCGTGTCGTTCAAAGGTAAGCCCCCTGCGCGATTTGATTTCGCGGAGATCGACACGGATTCCGGACACGCCCTTTGCTACCTCAAAGGCGACATTGTTGGCTTACTACCCTGCAATATCGTCGACGGTCGCTACCCTGATTGGCGACGCCTCGCTGAGGGGTTCAAGGCAGAGAAAACCGACGCTATCGGCTTTAACGCGGATTATGTCAAAGACGCGCTTACCCTTGCGAAACTGTTCAACACGCATAAAGCCTGCAAATTTGAATTCCAGGGTGTAACAGGCGCAACGCGCATCACGTACAACGCAAACGCGTACCTGATGCTGATGCCTGCGCAAGTATAACCCCTGAGCCATCCATTGCTGTGTGTAGTCTTTGCCCCGCTCGCCGGGGCTTTTTTCTATCTGAAAGCCGATCACCGCCGGTCGGTTCCCCGATAGCAAAAGGAGCCTACCCCATGAATTCCTTGAAACAGATGCAACACCGTCACCGTGTGACTGGTGCGGATTTCACCCCCCGAAAACGCGCGGCCTGCTGTACCCGCTGGTTTTGCTGTGCGTTGCCTTTTTCATCCTCCATTTAGCGAGATAGCAGAATGCAAATCACTACCTATAAGGGTTTCAAGCAAGACCTCACCTGCCGCGGCTTTCAGTTTGAGATGGGTAAAACCTTCGAGCACAAAGGCAAAGTAGAAGCCTGCTCCGGCGGCTTCCACTCCTGCGAGTACCCTCTCGACTGCTTCAGCTACTACCCGCCAGCGGAAAGCCGCTACGCCGAAACCATCGCCGCCGGCGAGATCAGTCGTGAAGATGGCGGCGACAGCAAGATCGCCAGCGCCACCATCACGATCAAAGCGGAATTCCATGCACCAAATGGTGACTCGCGCGATTGAGTGGATCTGGAGCAAGGTTGACAGGTCGTTAGAACAGACCAACACCGGCGACTACTCGGCGGCCAGCAACACCGGCTACTACTCGGCGGCCAGCAACACCGGCGACTACTCGGCGGCCAGCAACACCGGCAACCGCTCGGCGGCCGAGGTAAGCGGATCTCACTCCGTCGCCGCTGCTTTCGGTATCGAAGGCAAAGCCCGTGCATCCGAAAACAGCGCGCTTGTTCTCTGCTATCGCAACGACGAAGGCGAGCTGCTCCACATCCGTGCCAGCAAGGTGGGCGAAAACGGCATCAAGCCGAACACCTGGTACACCCTAAACGAAAACGGCCAGTTTGAAGAAATTGAGGAGTAATCAATGAGCCTGGAATCAAATCTCGAGTTAAACAACAAGCTGGTCGCCGAACAGAACGGCCTGCTAACCAAACTGCTGGCGGCGCTGGCCGGCGGCAAAACCTTCACCGCGGACACGCCGCACCAGCCAAAAGCCGAAACGTCTGTTGATAAAAAAGACAGCGCGGGGCCGTTCTACCTGCGACGCACCGCCGACGGCGCGTTAAATCAGGTGGGCACCGAGTCGGCACGCGACAGCATGCTCTCCGACGGCTATGTAGAGATCGGCAAGGCGCAGTTTCAGCAACTGAAGGAAGAAGCCGAGAAAACACAGGTCAAGCCGGCCTCCATGGAAGAACAGCCCCTGCCGGTAGCCGTGGCTCTGGCGGTGCTGTATGGCACCCAAGGCATTGTCGTGCCTGACCCCGCCATGATCGATAACGCCATCAGCATCGTCGAAACCACCAACGGCAAAGAGCGTGACGCGCAGATCGACGCGCTGACGATGGCGCTGAAAGGTGTTGAGCGTGCGACCAAGCTGCACGGCGCTGGCGTGTTCGACCTCGCACTGCAGATGGTTGAGCATTGGGACGCGCTGCCGGGCATCACCGAGCGCCGCGCCTACGCCGACCTTCTGCTGGACACCCCGAAAGAAAAACGCGCCGACGTGAAGCCCGCCAAGCCTAAGGCATCAGCCAAAGGCAAAAACACCGAGACGGCAACCACTACCGCCGGGGCCGAAGCGCCGGACGCTGCCGCGCTGCTGGATAAAGGCAAACAGCTAATCATCCAGAAAATTGCACCGAAGGCACCGGCGGACCTGCGCAAAACGCTGGATCTGTTCGGCTTGAAGAAACTCACCGACTGCCCGGAAGAAAAACTGCCAGACGTTGTGGCGGCGCTGGAGCAGCTGGCCGACTCCCTGGAGGCGTGATCCATGCCTGAGCAACATGCACGACTCAGCCCCTCAGGGGCTGAAAAATGGATGAACTGCGCCGGCAGCCTGGCGATGGAGGCTGGGCTGGTTGACGAAGGTTCCGAGTTCGCGCTGGAGGGCACCGCGGCGCACGCGCTGGCGGAGATCGTCCTGCGCAACCGGCTGGACCCGACACTGGCAGGCATTGAGCTGCAAGGCGGCCAGAACGCCACCGACTACATCGGCACCTACCCGCTGGCGAAAGGTGAAGGCAGCGCCGGGCCGCAGGTCACTGACGACATGGCCGAGTTCGTGCAGCGCTATGTCGAAACGGTCTGGGCGCTGGCAGACGGTAATAGCCTGCTGGTTGAGCAGCGCGTCGACTTCTCCGATGTGGTCGGCGTACCGGAGCAGTTCGGCACCGCCGACGCCGTCATCATCACCCCTACCGAGCTGCAGGTGCACGATCTGAAGTTCGGCCGCGGCGTGAAGGTGGACGCGGTGAACAACAAGCAACTGCAGCTGTACGCCCTCGGCGCACTGGAGCAGTTCGGAATGCTGCAGGACTTCGAAACCGTCCGCATGTTCATTCACCAGCCGCGTATCGGCAACGAATCAGAATGGGCGCTCAGCGTCGAGGAACTGCGCGCGTTCGGCGAACAGGCACGCGAGGCTGCTGCCGCCGCCATCGTCACGGCGAACATTGCCGAGTGCGAAGGCATCGACACCCTGCCGGCCGACGTATTCAACCCGGGCGAAAAACAATGTCGCTGGTGCAAAGCGGCCGGCGGCCTGTGCAAAGCCGAAGCGCAACACCACCTCGACACAATGGCGGGCGACTTCGTCGACCTCACCCAGCCGCTGGCGCCGCAGCTGGCCAACGCCGGGCAGCGCGTCGCGGTGCTGACACCTGAAGAATTGGCCGCGCTCTACCAAAACGTGGACGCGATCGAAGGCTTCTGCAAAGGGCTGCGCGGGCGCGTCAACAGCGAACTGGCAGCTGGGCACGCTGTGCCGGGGTTCAAACTGGTGGAAGGCAAGCAAGGTAACCGCGCCTGGAGTGATGAAGAGGCCGCGCGCGCATTGCTGAAAGACACCTTCCGCTACAAGAACGAGGAAGTGTTCGACTTCAAGCTGATCAGCCCAACCAAGGCCGAGAAGCTGATCAAGAAGGAGAAGCCGCGCCGTTGGACGAAAGTTGAAGCACTGATCACCCGCGCTGATGGCAAGCCCGCCGTCGCCCCCGAATCCGATCCGCGCCCTGCGCTGGTCATTAATCACGAAAACGACTTTGAAAACGTGGACGCCGTCGAGGCAGCCGCGGAATTTATCTGAGGAGAACACCCTATGAAAGTGAAATTGAACAACGTCCGCCTGGCCTTCCCTGCTCTGTTCGAACCAAAAGCCGTTAACGGCGAAGGCGACCCGCGCTTCTCCGCCGCATTCATCTTCGACCCTAAACACCCTGCGGTGGCCGAGATCGAGAAGGCAATCGAAGCCGTGGCGAAGGAAAAATGGGGTGCCAAGGCCGAAGGCGTGCTGAAAACGTTGCGCTCTACCCTGAAAGTCTGCCTGCACGACGGCGACGAGAAAGCCGAATACGAAGGTTATCCGGGCAACAAGTTCGTCTCAGCCTCCAACAAAGCGCGGCCGCGCGTGGTTGACCGCGACAACTCCATCCTGGTGCAGGCCGACGGCCGCCCTTACGCCGGCTGCTATGTCAACGCAGTGATCGACATCTGGGCACAGGACAACAACTTCGGCAAACGCATCAACGCCTCCCTGGGCGGTGTGCAGTTCCTGCGTGACGGCGACGCCTTTGCGGGCGGCGGTGTCGCCAGCGAAGACGATTTCGACAACATCGAAGAAGGCACCGACGCCGGCGAGTTCGTTTAACCCTTCACTCCCCCGGCCGCGCGCCGGGGGCGGAGTTCTCCCGAATGCGAATTTATTTATCGGTATTGCTGATCGGGGCAATGGCCGCGGCCGTCTACGGCTTCGCTGTGCCATCGCTGATTTCGGCGCGCTTCTCTTTTGCGGTGCTGCTCGGTTTCGCGATCGGCGCCCTGTTCCCTGCTGTGGTCGCCTTTCTGACCTACCGGCTTTTGTACCTCCCCATCACAAGGAAATTTAAGCGATGAAGAAAATCATTATGGCTGCTGTGCTGGCGCTGTCCGCCCTGGCTCTCACCGGCTGCGAGCGCGCCACTGTACCGGCGGGCTATGTCGGCGTGAAGGTTGACCTGTACGGCGACACCAAAGGCGTACAGCAGCAGGAAGTGGGCGTCGGTAAATACTGGCTGACCTGGAACGAGGAAATTTACCAGTTCCCGACCTTCAACCAGCTGCATGTCTACGATCAGCCGTTCAACTTCCAGACCAAAGACTCGATGAGCGTGTCGGCCAAAGTCGGCGTTGAGTACTACGTCGACCAGAGCAAGGTCTCGAAAGTGTTCCAGACCTACCGCAAGGGTGTTGAGGAGATCACCAGCGTCAACATCCGGCAGAACATCGCCGACGCGCTGATCAAAGACTCCGGCACGATGGACATCGGCACCCTTGCAGGCGAAGGCCGCACGCAGCTGCTTGATAACGTGACCAAAGCCGTTAAGGCCAAGCTCGACCCGATTGGCATCATCATCGTGAAGCTGAGCTGGACCGACGATCTGAAGTATCCGCAACAGGTCACCGACTCCATCAACGCAAAATCGAAGCCACGCAGAAAACGCTGCTGCGCGAGAACGAGATCGCCCAGACCAAAGCCGAAGCGCAGAAAACCATTGAGGCGGCGCGCGGCGAAGCAGAATCCAACGTGCTGCGCGCCAAGGCAGAATCCGAAGCGATCACCGTGAAAGCGAAGGCAGAAGCCGACGCCATCGCGCTGCGCGCCGAGGCGCTTCGCAAAACCCAGAAGTGCTGCAGCTGGAAGCGATCGGCAAGTGGAACGGCGAACTGCCGCAATACATGACCAGCGGCGCCAGCGCGCCATTCATCCAAGTTAAATAAGCCCTCCACCCGGCCCCGCGCCGGGTGTTTTGGAGAGCGGGCGATAGCCTGCTGCCCAAAGCATAGAAAAGAGGCACCTACTCATGCAAAACTCTGGCTCGACCTAGAAACCTTCTGCGAAACCCCGATTAAGAACGGCACCCATGCCTATGCGGAAGGTGTCGAGATCATGCTGTTCGCCTGGGCAATCGACGACGGCCCTGTCAGCGTGCACGATTTCACCGAAGACAAGCATCTGCCGGCGCAACTGCTCGCTGCGCTCAGCGATGAGAGTGTGCTGATCTACGCGCACAACAGCCATTTCGACCGCACCATGTTGCGCCACGCGCTGCAGCGCTTGCTCCCTGGGGTAGTTGCGGGCGGCGTTGAGCGCTGGCGCGATACGATGGTAAAAGCGCTGGCGCACGGCCTCCCCGGCGCGCTGGGTGCGCTGTGTGAAGTGCTCAACGTCGACACCGATAAGGCCAAAGACAAAGCCGGCAAGCAGCTGATCCAGCTGTTCTGCAAGCCACGGCCGAAGAACAGCAAGCTGCGCCGCGCTACGGCCAAATCGCACCCCGCGGAGTGGCAGCGCTTCGTTGAATACGCCGGCCTCGATATCCACGCCATGCGCGCCGTCGACGCAAAATTGCCAAGCTGGAACTATCAGGGCGCCGAGCTGGCGCTGTGGCACCGCGATCAGAAGATCAACGACCGCGGCGTATGCGTCGACGTCGAACTTGCCGAAGCGGCGATCGCCGCCGTTGGCGATGAACAGCAACGCCTAGCCGAGCTGACACAAGCCATGACCGATGGCGAAGTCCAGGCGGCGACACAGCGCGACGCTATGCTCCGCCATATTCTCGACGCGTTTGGCGTCGATCTGCCGGACATGCAAAAAAGTACGCTCGAGCGGCGCATCAACGACCCCGACCTGCCCGCACCGTTGCGCGAACTGCTGACCATCCGACTGGCGGCCTGCACAACCAGCACCAGCAAGTACAAGGCACTGATGAAGGGCGTCAGCAGCGACGGCCGGCTGCGCGGCACGTTGCAGTTCTGTGGCGCCAGCCGAACCGGCCGCTGGGCTGGGCGACTCTTTCAGCCCCAAAACCTCCCGCGCTCAACGCTGGATCAGGAACAAATCGATCAGGGCATCGAAGCGCTGAAACTCGGCGTCGCCGATCTGGTGTTCGACAACATCATGGAATTGACAAGCTCTGCGCTACGCGGCTGCATCATGGCGCCTCAGGGTAAAAAGCTGGTCGTCAGCGACCTATCAAACATTGAGGGCCGGTTTCTTGCTTGGCTGGCCGGTGAAGAGTGGAAGCTGCAGGCGTTCCGCGACTACGACAAAATCATCAGCACCGACGAGAACGGCGAGCCAATCCGCGCCGGCCACGACCTCTACAAACTGGCCTACGCCCGCGCGTTCAACATGACACCCGAGGACGTTAATAAGGCAATGCGCCAGATCGGCAAGGTGATGGAGTTGGGGCTGGGGTTCGGCGGCGGCGTGGCAGCATTCGTGACGTTCGCCCTGGTCTACGGCCTTGACCTCGAAGATCTGGCCGACGCCGCGCTGCCGAACATCCCGATCACCATCCAGCGGGAGACGCAAAGTTGGTGGCAGGCGTCGGTTAAGCAGAAAAAACCTATGGCCTGTCCGAGCGCGTGTTCATCACCTGCGACTCATTGAAGCGTCTGTGGCGCAACGCACACCCCGAAACGGTCAGCCTGTGGTCAGAACTGGAGAACGCCGTGCGCCGCGCCATCGCGCAACCGGGCAAGCAGTTCAACTGCCGGCGGCTGAAGGTGCGCAAAGACGGCTCTTGGCTGCGCATCGCCCTCCCATCTGGCCGCGTAGTCTGCTACCCCGGCGCTGCCATCGTCAAAGGCGATATCACCTACATGGGCGTTAACCCCTACTCGCGCAAATGGCAGCGCCTCAAAACCTACGGCGGAAAACTGGTGGAAAACGTAACCCAGGCCGGCTCGCGCGATGTGCTGGCTGGCAACATGCCGACTATCGAGGCGCGAGGCTACGAGATTGTGCTGACTGTGCACGATGAAGTGATCACCGAGGCGCCGGACAAGGATTTCTACTTCCACGACCAGCTAAGCCGGCTGCTCGCCACAAACCCCGCATGGGCGCCAGACCTACCGCTAAACGCCGGCGGGTTCGAAGCCTACCACTACCGGAAGGATTAACCAGATGCCAGCCAATGAACTGAGCCTCGACGGAAAAAGCATTCTCGACATGTGCTGCGGCTCCCGCATGTTCTGGTTCGACAAACAGGACGAACGCGCGGTGTTTAGCGACAAGCGCAGCGAGAGCCACACTCTGTGCGATGGGAGAAAACTGGTTATCTCCCCTGACCTGATCGCCGACTTCACCGCGTTACCGTTTGCAGACGGTAGCTTCCCTGTTGTCGTGTTCGATCCGCCGCACCTGGAGCGCGTCGGCCCCAACGGCTGGCAGGGCAAAAGTACGGGAAGCTCGATCGCGAAACATGGCGCGATGAACTGCGGGCCGGGTTCGCAGAGGCCTTCCGCGTGCTGCGGCCACACGGTGTGCTGATCTTCAAATGGAACGAAACCCAGATACCAGTTAGCCAGATCATCGCCCTCACAGACGAAAAGCCGGCGATCGGGCAGCGCACCGGAAAGAGCGACAAAACGCACTGGATCATCTTCGTGAAGGGGGCCAAAGCCCAGGAGCAAGCATTATGAGCGTATGCATGGTTGATATTCGCCGACCTAACCAACGGATTCCTGACGTAGAAATGCCAAACCACACATGGTTTTGCGTGCTAGATATACCGGGGATGGAGGCTCTGACAGATACGCGGAAATTCTGTGATACGGCTACTGCTACTCCGGCCAAGGCCAAAAAGATGGCTGATTTGGTTGAGGCATGGACTCCGCCGGACGGGTGGTGCAACGGTAACGACAAAGAATGGCACACCAGAATGAAGGGCTACATAGTCGAGTTCCTTCGCAACTGCAACGGATTCAGAGTGAGGTAACGAGGTGGATAATAAGCTGCGGCGCCTGTATCGCATCAACGTTATGCCAGGAGTGAGGATGTGAATGGTGCATAAAGTGTATATCGCCGGCCCAATGACTGGCCTTCCAGAATTTAATCGCCCTGCCTTCTTCAGCATGGCTGAGCACGTCAAATGCTCTGGTGACGTGCCACTTAATCCTGCAACCCTACCTGACGGACTCACGCAGCCAGAATACATGGACATTTGCATAGCAATGATGCGATGCGCCACGAAGGTGATTTTCCTCGATGGCTGGCAGAACTCGCTAGGTGCGCGCGCTGAAATGGCGCTGGCGGAGAAATTAGGTCTGATTATCGAACACCAGGGACATAGCTGATGACCTACATTCGCGAATCAACGATCGAACGGCATCTGGTGGCGCAGGTTAAAGCCGCCGGCGGCACCGCTTATAAATTTACGTCACCCGGGCGGCGCAGCGTACCCGATCGCCTAGTGCTGCTCCCTGGCGGAAGGGCTGTGTTCGTCGAGTGCAAAGCGCCTGGCGAACAGCCGCGGCCCGATCAGGCGCGCGAGCACAACCGGCTGCGCGCGCTGGGCTTCGAGGTGGTGATTTTGGACAGTAAAAATCTGGAGGGGATATTGTGAAAGGTTCGAACATTCTCAACTGGACACGGCGCGCCACCTGGTGCGCCGTTTTGCATTCTGCGCCAGCTTCTGGCTTGGTGTTTTCGGCCTGGTGCTGATCGCTATTGCTGAGTGGGCGCAATGAGCGGCCGCGTATTCACCCCTCGCCCCTACCAAAACCTCATTATCGACCACGCGCTGCAGGTGCCCCGATCCAATGTCTGGGCGGGCATGGGGATGGGCAAAACGGTGGGCACGCTCAGCAGCCTGGAGGCGCTCTACTGCTCCGGTGAAGAGACGCAGCCGACACTCGTGCTGGCGCCGCTGCGTGTGGCGGCCAGCACCTGGCCGGACGAGGTCGCAAAATGGGGCCACTTGCGCAACATCGAAATGCAGCCGATCGTCGGCACCGCCAAAGAACGTACCGCGGCGCTGCTCAACAGCAACGCCAGCGTGTTCACTACCAATTACGACAATCTGGTGTGGCTAGTTGAGCAGCTCGACGGCTGCTGGCCGTTCGGCACAGTAATCGCCGACGAGAGCACCCGGCTGAAGTCATTTCGCCTGCGGCAAGGCGGTAAGCGCGCCGCGGCGCTGGCCAAGGTGGCGCACAAACACGTGCACCGTTGGGTAAACCTCACCGGCACGCCGGCGCCGAACGGCCTGATCGGACCTGTGGGGTCAGGCATGGTTCGTTGACCGCGGCGATCGGCTGGGTCGCACCTTCGGCGCGTTCACCTCGCGCTGGTTCAACAGCATTCAGTTCCCTGGCCAACAGTGGTCGAAGCTGGAGCCATGGCCGCACGCGCAGGAGCAGATGCAAGCGGCACTCGCCGACGTGACGATCTCCCTTGATGCCGCTGACTGGTTCGACATCGACGACCCCATCCACAACGTGATCCGCGTAGAGCTGCCGCCAAAAGCGCGCCAGCAATACCAGGACATGGAAAAGGAAATGTTCCTCGAGCTGAACGGCACCGATATCGAGGCGCTGAACGCCGCGGCCAAAACAGTAAAGTGTTTGCAGATCGCCAGCGGCGCCATCTACACCGACGACGCAGGCAATTGGGCCGAAGTACACGACGGCAAGCTGCAAGCGCTGGATAGCATCGTGGCCGAAGCCGGCGGCATGCCGGTGCTGGTTGCCTACCACTGGAAACACGACCTTGAGCGGCTGCGGAAGGCATTCCCGAAGGGGCGCCAGCTCGACGCAGATCCGCAGACAATCCGCGACTGGAACACCGGCAAGATACCGGTGCTGTTCGCGCACCCGGCCAGCGCCGGCCACGGCCTGAACCTGCAGGACGGTGGCAACATTCTGGTGTTCTTCTCGCACTGGTGGGACCTGGAGCAGTACCAGCAAATTATCGAGCGTATCGGGCCGACGCGCCAGGCGCAAGCCGGCCACCGCCGCCCGGTCTGGATACACCACATCATCGCCGCCGACACCACCGACGAGATGGTAATGGAGCGGCGCAATTCTAAACGTGAAGTGCAGGATATCCTGCTGGAAGCCATGAAAAAGAGAGGCATGTGATGGGCGAGAATCCGATCGTGTTCACGCGGGATATACTGTCCCGCTATCAAATTTCAGAAAAGACGCTGTGGAAATGGCGAGACAAAGACCAATGCCCGAAGGGGTTTAAGCTGCCCTTTCCAGCACCGACGATCCCCGGCAGTCCTAACCGCTGGCGCCTTTCCGATGTGCTGACCTGGGAAGACGCCAACAGCGCAAAATAAGTTACCCTGTAACCCCTTTCACATACTCCTCCCACACACCCAACCAATGCCGCTGATCGTCCATGTAGTCGTGCAGATTGTAATGGGCCATCGTCCCTGTCATGAGGTGGCCGAGAATTTTCTCGATTACGTGCGGCGGCGCGCCCTGTTCCGATAATTTGGTCGCCAGCGTTCTGCGCAGGTCATGCATGGACCACGGCTTCATCCCGGTGCCTTCGAAAACGCGCCGGGTGTAGTTTGCCGCAACCTGCGGCTGAACAGGCCGATCAAACTCTTTCCCTGGCATGGCCCGCTGCGATGTAACCACATGGCGGGTATTCACCTTTTCGCGATGGACCAGCAGCAAAGCTTTTGCCAGCGGCGGCAGCGCGCGGCGGACCGCAACACCGGTCTTATACTCCTCTTTCGGCACCGTCCAGGTGTCATCCTCAAAATCAAACCAGTCCCAGCACGCCCGGCGGATCTCCGCGGTGCGGCAGCCCGTTAGCAGCATAAATCGAATAATCAGGCGCGCCTCGTCGGTCTGGTGGTCATCCAA